GTAGCACCCTTATAATGAGCGGCTCTATCACCTTCGTATAATGACACTAATTTTTCTCTAAAAGACATTGTGCTCTCCATGGTAGGCGACTTCAGTTTCTTCGGAAAACTATGCTTAGGTTGACCTGTCTTAAATTTTCCATACCCAACAGCGTCTTTAGTTACTGCAATAGCTGATTTACTATATTCATGCGCATCTTTAGCAGCGTTCTTATATTCTCCTTTACTATCATAAGAAGATAAATTGCGAGCTTGTATATGAGCAGCATGTGCTCGTTTATGAATATCGATAGCGCGACTGTGCATATCTTCAGCATCATCATTATGATTTCCATGATGAAATTCGGAATTATGACGCTTAGCGTGACTAGCATGAGCCTTTGCCATGTCATTATGATAACTAAACCCACTTTCAACTGATTCTTTTTGATCTGCAATCTTATTTGCTAAATCTTTTTTCATAGTAACCGGATGAGTCTTTCCACCAAAGTTAAAAGATTTCTTTCCTTTTTTAGCTGCGTCTGCGGCCGCTCCATGAAAAGCAGTTCTCTCATTTGCAGGTATCTCTTCAGGAATTACATATATTGTAGATTCACGCGTACCAACCATAGAACCTGTTGGATTTCTCATATCGGCTTTATTACCCGGTCTTATTGGATTCTTAGTAAATTTTTTATTGATTGCAGCTTTTGCCTTTTCTCTTTTCTTTGCAGCTTCAGGATCAGCTTTATCTCTTTCAGCCTGCTTTGCTGCATTATTTCTTGCGATCGCAGCATAATGAGCTGGATCTTCTTTTAGGACCTCGACTTTGGCCCTATGTATATTGAATGGATTGTTTAACATTATTGTCTCCTTTACATCCACATGTGGGCCACATAGGCTCCTACTGCGGCAACCATTGCCGCGTATACCACTTTATTTATAATACCTACAGTTCTGGCATTATCATCAACTGCTTTTTGAATTTCATCCAATTTAATTGACAGCTTATTGAGTCTTTCTCTCATATTATCGTGATCGTCTTGTAAGGCTATGATCTTCTCCTCTGCTCTTGCAAGTGAAATCATAGCATCAGCTAACTTATCGATTTTACTTTCGATTCTATCAAGTCGTGATTCATTTGTCTCGTTTTGTACCACTTTACTGTAGTCCTTTAATATTTGTTCTATGAGATCCTTGTCCATGTAGATATTTATGCCTTGTCAATTTATTAACATGTAAAATAATTTGACAGTTTATTTTGTCAATAAATTGACAGCTCACTTACCTTGACCTCTATAACGTTTTAAACTTCTTCTCTTATCTTTATTCATAGTTGATGTATTTGGCTTACGTCCTATAGACGTACCCTTTTTAATTGTCTCATGTTCTAAGACGGCTTTATACATCTTTGCCATATTATTCAGACTTCCATATTGTCCACACGCCGTACGCGATGGCGATGCCTGCAGCAATCTTTGCGAGTGGTGATAAGAACAAAATCATTAGACCTAGAGCAATACATACTGCTCCATCCATACTTGTTCTCTCTTTTATTCTATCATTAATCCAGTTCTTAATCATTACCATTTTTCCTTATCTGCCCAGTATGCGGCTGACATCTTACCTTTTGCAATGTTCTTACCGTGTCTGGCTTTAAATGATTTACGTCTTGCTTTTTGTTTATCGGACTCACCTTTCTTTGGTGCACCTGCAGTACTTACGCCTTGTTGGCCAAATCTAATAGTCTTAACTTTATCACCATCTTTTGCAACAACGATATGACTCTTTGTTGGATGCCCCGGAGTACGCTTTGCTTTATTATAACCTGCCACACCAGCACTTTTTAGTCTTGCATCTTTTTCTTCTATGAATGTCTTAAAGCTATCCAAACTCATGTCCTGCTATCCTTTTCATTTGTGCATTAAACTCACCTTGCCCAGGTTTTTTCTTATATAGTTTTTTTGTAAGACTACTATCTTTCTTACCTTTAATTCTATAATTAAATCCCTTGGCTTTATGCTCAGGATCAGTTGTCTTTACAAGTCTTCTCTTATACTGAGCCTCATAAGATTCTGGTCCTTTAGGAGCATCAGTTCCTTCTTTCTGACCGGGAGTTATTTTTTTCATAAGCTTGACGGACTCAGGTGTGCCATAGTCATACTTATATTCTTTAACTTCTCTTCCCTGTGCTTTATCTCTATATGCCTTCTTAACTTTATTCTTTGTAATCCTATCAACGTCTTTAATTAAAGATGGTTGCTTTACGATCTTACGAAGCTTTTGTAATAGTGCACCGGGAGTCTTATCATTCATATATAAATCTGGTAATCCATCAATAGAAACCTTAAAGCTAGTATCTTCTTTCTTAATAGGTTTTTCTTTATCAAGCATTTGTCTCATCTTAAGAAGCTTATCTTTATCAGATTTATTAATGTTCTTATTTTTCATCTTATCTGCATAATTAGGAATAACGCCTTCTCTATTTAAAGCTCGCTTAGCAAGAGCCATTTTAGTATCTGGTGCTTTCTTAGTTACTGTGATTACGTCAGCTTTCTTTTGCATATCTTTTGCATCTTTACCCATAGTCCTAAACATCAAAGGCTTCTTTTTTGTACTAGGACCAACCAAGCCTCTTTGTACTTTGGCTTTAATTTTCTTTGACATTGAGAGCTCAGGTATACTTCGATCTCTGTTTAATTGACCAAATAGCTTTAAGTTACTACCTGCAAATGTAGATTCTTGTGGACCTCGCTTAGCATCTAAGTAAGCGGCGATCGCCATGTTTCTTTTTTTCTTATCGCTCTTACCTTTAAACTGAGGAGCCTTAGACTTCTTAAAGTCTTTAATGTAAGAACCGATTCCGTCTTTAGGATCTAATGGCATTAGTGTGTCTTCTTTATTGTTAAGTTTTTACTAGGATGATCTCTCTTAATAGTTTCAAAATCTGCATGACTATCATGCGCATCTGTTGAAGAACTATGCGCTTGCTTTGCAGCACTCTTATATTGTGCTGAATTAGTACCATGTTTCTTTGCAGCATCATGAGCTTTTTGATGATGATTTGCAGCATCATTGTGAGCATCTTCTGCATTTGAATGATCATTATCATGTTCATCATCACTATCATGATTTAATCTTTCAGTATCATGGCTATGAGCATAAGTTTTATGATGGGCAATTGCTTTCTTATGGTATGCTATATCTTCGTTAAGACTTTCTTTTACAAACTTTTGTATTGAATATTTTGGTACGGTATTAGGATTCGCCATTTTCATAAGTAAAGCAGTTATATAAAAATGATCTGCTCTCTTTTCATAAAAGCTTCTTATTCTACTATCAGAAATTCTATCAGCTGCAGTCGTAGCTTTAGGATTTCCTCTCTTTTCTGGAGCAATAGGTGCTTTCTTTATCATTTCTTGTGTCTGTTTAGCAAGTTTATTTCTTCGATTTAAAAAACTTTGAATGTTTTTTTGTTCAGACTTATCTGCACGTACTTGTAATATATTACTAGTAGGAGTTAAAAAGTCAGGTTCACCATCCATCTCAATATCATCGTCACCCATTAAGGCGCCAAAAGTATATTGAGTTGCACGTTCATACGCTATATCTACTTTTTCAGGATTCTTAATTCCTTCAAACTTTATAAAGAAAGTTCCAAATATTTCTTCACGAAGTTCTTTTCTAAATTCAAAGAAATCTCTCATATTTATCTCCTACTTTGCGTTCATTGCTTTTGTCATTTGAGTAATGACTCTTTTCATGTCACTCTTTGGAATTTGAATATGTTTACCCTTACCTCTTCCATAATTAATTTGAAAGCTTGGTCCTTTTTTACCAGCGAACCTATCAATCTGAAAACCAGTAATGTCATCAGTAAACATATTGGTTGCTTCTTCTATAGCATCTTCATTAAAGTGTTTCTTGGCTCTTTTGATGGCATCTTTACTTGATGCACCTTTTCTCATTTCTGCATTAGCATGAGTTTGAGCTTTGTTTGATAACTTTGAAAAATCTTTATCAAGTTTCTTATCTTCTTCGAGTTTTTCACTCATCTCCTTTAATGCTTTGGCGATGTTATTGAAATTAAATGGTGTCATTTCATACTCCTTACTTTTTTCTTCGGCATAAATTTTGTATCGCCTTTATCCATCATGCCTTTCATTCCGGCAGCTGGATCGGGTTTACCATGATAACCTTGTGCATAACCGGGTTTTAATTTTTTAACCTTACCACCTTTTGCCTTAAATGCTGCGATAGCATCAGCATGAGCTTTCTTTTCAGCATCACTCATTGCTTCTTTTTTCATAAGCCTGTTTGTAGCTTTATCAATACCTGATACTCTCTTAGCTGCCTTAAATTCAGGTCCGCCTTTATACTTTTGATCAGGATGCTTTCCACCTGCTCGATCAATAGTATCAGCTGTACCTTGTGCTTGGCCTTTATGAAAAACATCTCTTGAAGCTTTACCAATATAATTTTTAGCAAGTTTCTTTGATATCTCGGTAATACCATTCATTAATTCATTATGCTCATTTGTTTCAGCATGTTTTTTATAAATGTTTTTAACAATATCACTTTTGTGTTGGTCAGGATATTTCTTTTTCACATCTCTTATAAGTGCGCTTGTGTTGCCTTTATACTTTTTATCTTTAGCCATGTCACCTATATTTTTCTTGTCCATAGGATTAACCATGCTGGTTTTTGCTCTAAAAGCTGTGCTTGTAACTCGTGTTTCTTCGACTGATTCTGTTTTCTTTTTCTTATCGGCCATTGATGCGTGTGCAGCCTTCTGTTGTGCATAAGAGACATAACTCTCTTTCTTGTCTTTCTTTTTACCCTTACCACTTAAGTCGGAGTCAGCACCGTAGTATGTACCTTTACCTTTTGTAATATATGAGTTAACTCTCGCATGTCCCCACTGTTGTGGTGTTGTCCCTGGTCTATGACCGGACTTCCATGCGGCCATTCCTCTATTGAATACCTTCTTAAGTGTTCCATAAGATACACCAGACTTTGCTGATTTCTTTTTAAGAGCTTCGTTCTCAAAAAGCTCGTCATATGATTTGAATTTAAGCATTTACTGCACTCCTGTTTTTAATTTTTCTAACCTTAGCTCTATCAAGCATTCTGGCGTGTTTAATTTTATCAATCATTTTTTCACGGTCTATTTTCTTTTTTGCCACTGCAACAGCATCTTCTCCGTACATTTTTCTATACTTGATAGTATGCTTACTTAATTTTGTCTTTGCTCCCTTGTCACCCGGGGCTGGTTTATAATTCGAATCTTTATCTGGTCCGTCACCCGGCTTTTCAGCATACTTCTTAAAGTGTGCCATTCTTCTCTTTTTTGTTTTCTTATTAACACCTGCGTAATAACCTGCAGGTTGTGATCCCGGAGCATCTTTAATATCTGGGTCTTGCCTATTTGTCATTTTTTCTACAAGCTCGATATCACTGAGCCACTTACGATATAGTTTTCCGTTAGATTCAATAATGACATAATTAGATCCAAGACTGGTAACACTAGCGAGCTCGTCACTGCCCATGACAGTAACATGATCACCAATATTAAACAGGTTTCCTTTAACATATGCCTCTCTTTTCTCAGAGACAGGCTCGAAATGTAACTTATTAAAATAATCTATTTGTTCTTTTAGTCCCATACCTTTTCTTACTTCATTATATACTTTTTTTGCGTCTGCATTTGATACATTCCGTGGCAGCCCCTGTGAGAATTGTGTGAAGTCTCCTTCATTCGCGAGTGATCTCATCTTAGATGCTGACATTCCACTAATATCGTCTGCATCGGGGTCTCTGTCTCCGGCTGAAATTACGTTGATTTTATTGAAGTTATATAGACCATGTCTACCCTTAACTCCATTATATTTTTTTAACAATGTATTGAACTCATTTATCCTATCTGATCCAACAACCATTGTTATGTTTTTAAATCCATCATTATACATCTCAGTAACTGCGTCAAATACGTTCTTTACTTTCTTATTAAGCATCACGCTTCTTGCGTGCTTTGGAAAGAACTTACGAACAGTCTTAACTTTATATTTAAAATCCAATGGATTTTTCTTCTTATCGGTAGATTGCGATAAGTAAACCTTATATGGATTACTACCAGATTTTTTTGACAACTCATTCATTAATTTTTCATGACCAGTTGTAGGAGGATTCATACGACCGAAAGTAAAGTATACGGTCTTCTCTTCCTCTATCAAATAATTTTTAAATGAGTTAATCATTAACCCTTCTTTCTTGCTACTTCTTTTTTACGTACGTCTTTAAACTTGCGTTTAGCTAATCTATTAATTCTTTGCTGTAGTGCAGGCTTTTCTAATCTCTTTTCAATCTCTCTTTTTCTCGCAGGTGTAAGTTCGCTCTTAGGTATTCCTCGTGTTAACTTCTTTGCGAGCTCATTACGAGCTTGTCTACGTGATCTCTTTTCAAGTGTCTTCTTGTTTGCCATCTTTTTTGCAGCACGTCTTCTTCCAACCGCGATACGAGCTTTCATACGCTTCATGGTTCTGGATTTCTTCATTCTCTGCATCATACTTAGAGCTTCATCTACATCAACGTCATCTTTGATAACAACATGAGTATTAACTGGTTTGCCTTTTACTTTTGTTGCTCCCTTCCCAGTATTTGTATATACTTTGCCACCATGTTTTTTTGCATGAGCATGAGCATCATCTTTGGTGTCAAAATAAGTATATTTATCTTCATTAGTTGGCGGCATCTCATCTGGCCAAGTTGCTTCTTTCATTAACCCATTTAAGCTTTCTTTAGGATACATTTTAAATACCTTAGAACGTGCTTTATCAATATACTTTTTCTTATTACGTTCGTAATCATCAGAATTTTTTGCTAGTGTTCTAGCGTGTTTAGTTATGTCAGATGGTTTAGTTGGCTTGAGAACTGAGGCTTCTTTTTTAATAACTTCTTTGTCAACCTTGACCATTCTTATCCCAGGTTTTCCATCAGGTTTAAGATATTTTTCTGGTTTACGATCGACTGATTGGACTGAAGAGTTGACAGCCTTCTTAATGTCACCAGCTCCCGGTGCATCGTGAGTTGCAACTTTCATTCGCATATGTTTGGAAGTACCCTTTGGACCTTTTACAGGTATCTTAAGGTTTTTGAGATTTTTGTCTGTCTTCATAGACAGTTCATTCATTAAGTCGTAGAATGATTTGAGTTGAGCCATTAGTTCCTCCCCGGCTTGTCCCATCCTTTTATAATTTCTGGTGAAAAGTTGGCGTATGAGAACTCCATACGATCAACGATTTTCACAGCATCACCACCAAGTTTGTCAATAGCGACATACCCTTCTTGACCAGTTACCTTATACCCATCACGAGTCTTAAGAAAAGTTTGTGCGCCATTTAACCTATTTAGTATATTTATAATTTTTAATTTTGCAAGAACGATAGATTTTTGCAAATCAAACATCATTTGTAAACTAATTTTATTTTGTGGTGAAAAGAATTGTAACACTTCGTCTAATTTTTTCTGTTGAGCTGTCTTACCTTTTTCGCTCTTTCTTTTATCTATCTCTTTTTGAAACTTCTGTTTGATATGTGCAATAAGCTTATTAACGTGGGTCTTGGTGTTACCAATGACTTCACCTTTTCGTACATAAGTATTATTAAACGTTTCAATAAGTTGAGCAAGATTCCCGTTATTTTCCAGTGTACGAAGAGTGGTACTAGAGATCTTATTAAAAATTCTACCGCAGTTACTAAGATGTGCATTGACTTCCTCTGTATCTTTTTTGGTCATGGTAAACTGTGTCATGTCTCTTAACATCGCATCCTGTGACCATACGTTCTTAGAGTTTCTGAACTGCGTAGTATCAACTCCGTATGAGGCCTTCATTGTCTCGAAAGAGCTACCGGTATATGTCGTGTGCCAGACTACTCCAATCTTTGCAGCCTTAACTTTCTTTGCTGCATCAGTGCCTGAAGGAACCGCGTAAACGATTGTGTTAGGATGGAATGTAACATACATCTTTCCACCTAGCTTCTTAGTCTTTATCTCACTAGAATCAAATAAGAAGTCACCTTGTACTACACCCTTAATTCCAAGTTCTGGTAAGTACTTTAATGCTGCCTTAAGTTTAGAATTAAGATCACCGCTAGTGTCATCATCAATATCAGCATTAGTTTTATAAACTTTTGGCGTGGCGTTGAAGATGCCCTTCTTAGCAACAAAAAAATTATTGTCACGAGGATCAATACCAGCGAAAACAGCGGGTGCGCCGTCCCACTTAACACTAACGTTTCCATCTTTTACTCCCGCTACCATGTCACGTAATGATCTTAATGCAAGGATAGCCTGTCTTGTTCCATCGACTCCACCGTATAGGACCTTGTCCTCGATATGAGTCATATGTGTATTCTTTTGTTCAGATATAAATTCTAAAAATCTCATTATACAAATGCCTTTACATAAACTGATGAATCTTCTGTTTGCGAACTTGCAATATTAAATACATTTGTTGCAAACTCGTTTTTATTTTTCATATTAGCTTTCATTATTGCATGACATACATAAGTCGCCGCAAGCTTAGAATGTACGTCTGCAGCTTTTCTTGTTTTCGGATAATCATAAAAATCTTCTTCTTTAATGTTTGTATCTGTTTCTTGAACCATTGACCAAAATTTTTCAGTATCAGCTCCGGTTCTACCTGTGCTTAGTTCAGTATGAATCTTTCTTGATTGAATTACTATTTTTTGATTATCTGGTAGATTTTTTGTATTTAAAAATTCTTTTGCGGCATATCGTTGTTGATTATAACCAACTTTTCCACCTCTTGCTTTTCCACCTAATATTTCCATATTAACCGCAACAAAATCACTAAAGGATCTAAAGTCAAGTTGCTGGCCATCAATAAACAGTGTTGCACTTTTACTTCCCCAGAATTTTTTCTTTGCTAAAGTTAATCTATCAAACTTTCTTTGTTTCTCTGGAAGTCTATCTAAATTGTAAACAGTTAACTTAATACTACCTTCATCTTTAAAGTCTGGTGCAATCTTAAGTGATATTGGTACTATATCTCTTTTTCTAAATGCTTCTGATAAACTTATATTTAGTGCTGCAACTGAATGATCTTGTAACACTTTTTTAACATCAACACTTTTTTTAATAGCATAGATGTCACCTGGGTTCCATTTATCATTGCTTAAACTTGGTTTACCTTCCGCGGTATATGCATTCTTTTTTAGTTTATATATCTCACTCATTTTACCTTTACCACGAAATAATTCATGATCTCTGGTAACATATCCTTCTTTAATTAATTTTTTACCTATCATATATCCTGAGCGATGCCATTGAGGCGCGAGCGATACTGCTTGCATTATGTCTTTAAATTTTTTATCAACTTTCACATTATTAAAAGAAGTTTCGAGTATATCTGATTGCGTAAAGAAATCATATTTTTTATTGGTGCCATGTATTAACAAAGCATCTAGCATTACACATTGTAATGATTCACCTTTAGCTGTGGCACCTGACATTCCACCACCAGTTGGTTCTCCACCGAAGTGTAATGATTTTGCAATTGATGTAATTGGTACTTTACCTAAAGATGTATCAAGTTCTATTGTTGGTAATTCTTTTAAAGCTTTAGTTCTTGCAGGACCTATCATATTCAATATTATTTTTTCAAAATCTTTTATCACCTTCTTATTATCAGCAGTATCCTTAACTATTATCTCTTCTTGATTTGTCTTAGATTTGAAATGAATGATCTTAATTTTATCTTTCATTGCTGTTCTTAATTTTTCAAATCTTTCAGGTCTTTTATCCCATTCCGCGGGTGTTAGATTTGTTGAAAATAACACAGCTTCCTCCAAACGTTTGAAATATGTTTTAAATCTAAGCATACTTCTATTTATAATAGTTTGGAGTCTAAAAAAAGCGCCCGAAGGCGCTTTTAATTAAGTTTAATAGAGTTTATTTAAGATCTTCAGCTTTTAATGCTGGCCATGTTTTCATTCTAGAAAGCATAATATCTTTTTCTGCATCAGGCAATGGTATCATACCAGCATCTGCAAGCATACCGTCTTCACTCCAATGCTTTGTCCACTCTTTTACATAAGCTT